GGATTAAACCAGGACTCTGTAGTCACAACATGAGTTGGTCGCATGATCAAGGCCAACGATCCGGTCATCATCACACCCAAGACGCGGTCGGGAGCTTCATGTCCTTCTGGAATGACGATAATTTTGAAAGCAGACTGCTCTTCCATTGACTTAGGATGGTACAGCGGGTAATCGCCATCCTTTAAGAGACCTAGGGTGCCGTCGAGAGACCTCACGATTCTGTTCGTCATGGAAGTGAATCTAAATTCGCATGGAACACCGGATAGAGACGATATGAGTCCTTCATTCTCGACAAGCCAAACCCTGACGTTGTTCTTGGGTTTTGTGCCAGATCCCGTCGATCCTCCATAGAAAATAGCCTTAAGCGCTTTATCTTCCCAGTCAACTACAGACATGGGATGACCACCTAAAATGTCTGCATCATAAGGTTTAGGGATATCAATAAGCATAGGGCCAGAGCTCTCTCCTATAATAGGAGCCATGATGGGAACACTAGGAAGTCTAAAGTTTGGGAAACAATAAACATTTCCATGTTTACCATCCCTACACAAGATGCCACAGTCAGATATGCGAACAAAAAAGACTACGGAAAAGATTCTGTGACTTAATGAATGGAAGAACGGAGCTGGTCGCTCAATTTGGCCATAATGATAATTCCCTTGCCACTCAGTAATAGTAATCATCGCCCCATTTGTTCTCCATTTCTTAGGGCTAATGATGGCTCCGTCTCCAAGTCGTTTGTTTAGGTCTTTTAGAGTTTCCATGTCGACCCACTCTTGATCTCCCACTTTCGGTTCATAACCATCTATGAAGGCTACATAAGAATGGCATTGTCCTGTTGAATCATAAACGAACATCCCGAAGCGCCTGGTCAATTTGCATAAAGTGTCGACAGTCTTTAAAGCATGATTTCGTCCTAACGAATAGTACTGGGTTCTAGAGTTCATGTTTTCAAGTGCCAACCATTTTCCTACTCCTTCACCCTCCTCAACACGCGGCTCAGACAACGGGAATATCATACGTTTAACCTCCCCAATGGAAGTAAGAACAGCCCCATAATTGTACGATATCAAATTTCCCTTACCAACTAATGTTGAGGTTGACACAACGTA